ACTCCTAGATATAATCCATCACTGCCGCTATTAGTGAATATGCTAGCTGTGCCAAAAACGCTTTGATTGCCATTAGATCCTACTGTGTATTGATCAATTTGCAGCTTGCTTGCTGGACTAGTTGTTCCTATACCAACGTTGCCAGAGTTATCAAATGTAATCTCTCTACCAGCAGCACCCTTTCCATAGCCGTTATAGAATTTTATTTTATTATCTAAAGTCCCATCTAGATACATTCCCGCAGCATTGTGAGTAGAACGAAATTGTATGGTAGGTTCAAATCCAGAAGTTGTTGTCTCAATCTGCAATGCTGTATGAGAAGATGCTGGCCCTTCAATATGCAATCTTGTTTCTGGTGAAGTTGTTCCTATACCAACGTCTCCGCCATTAAAATAACTATCGCCTACTGTATTAATGCTAACCTTTTGACTCCCTGATGCATCATACTGTCTAATTTCAGAAGCCCCGCTCCCGAATTGAACTATTCTTGTGGATAGGGTACCATCAGTCTTTCGTATCGAGAAATCTGCAGAATCCTCTTGGATCGTTAATACATCACCGGGACTAGTTGCTCCCGCTCCTATGCCAATCTTACCAGCGCTAGTATCTGAATAAAGTATAGGTGTGCCTAAATTGTCAGAAATATAGAAATCATTCCCCGCTGCAGCAGGTTTTATTTCAAAACTAGTTGCATATGTAGCGGATGAACCATGAGAACCTATCCTCCAAGATTCGCTGCCACCGGGCATGAATCGTAAATGAGTATTAGTGTCATAACTACCATGCACACTCTCAATAAAGGCTAACGCTCCTCCACCAGAGTATCCCACCCCTAAAGTTACAGGATTAGCGGAATGATATAACTCTAACCCTATGTTGTTAGTAGTAGTTGTTGAACCTATTCTTAATTCATTAGTTGGAGCAGACGCTCCACCACTTGCCCCTATATAATACCCATTACCCGTCCCTGCAAACTCAATAACACCAGTCATCGTGGCCCCCGAAGCGGCTATACTTCCAAAAACCTCAAACCTATGGGTGCTGTAAGAATGCTCCCCGAACCTAGCTATGTTTTCAAAACTATTAGCTGTTGCTTTGGACTGCCTTAAGTATAAAGGTAGGTTACCTACTCTATCTAATTTAACCCATTCGTGTGTATATCGGCCATCTGAGTATGTCCCAGTATGACCTATCCTCATGAATTCAGGAGTAACCGTTGATGGATTTGTTGTCGAATCTTCGCTGGAGTTTTGATCAGATGCGTTAACCTGCAATAAGAGAGCGCCTTGAACGTGTAACTCAGACTCAGGGGCAATTGTCCCTATACCAACGTTGCCGTTAGTGTGGATGCGCATCCTTTCAGCATAAGAACCCCCACCCATAAACTTAACTGGACCTCCGCCTGACCAGCCGAATTCTAATTGATTACCACTATTGACTCTTGCAATTGTTCTTATATTTGAACTAGTATCTTTAGAACGTAATTCAATACCATTATTAAGAAGTATATGTCCTGTCATATTACCACCTGCCAGTGGTAGTTTAGTGTTGTCAGCTCCTGACGGTAAATTTGTTAGGTTACTTCCATCACCATAAAAGTGAGTAGCAGTTACATTACCCGCAAAAGTTGCGTTACCAGAGTTGTCAATACTAAAAGTTTCTGTTGTCGAGGAAGCAGTATCGTCATACCATTGAAACTGTATTTTATTACCACCAGAAGCTCGGATTATGTAAATATCATTCGGGTCGGTAAAAGAATTTGAATCTGTAAAACCTAATGTTGGTCTTGTCGAATTTATGTATATACTAGCAGAACCTCCATTTGAAATTGATGTAATATTATCTGCGGATATATCACCTGTAAAGGTTGCGTTTTGACTAGAGTCAATTGTTAAAGCTGTAGTATTGTTAGCTGTGTAAAACCTGATCTTACCTGCAGAAGTCGTCGTGGCGAACGCCATCTCCGAATTGGTTATTATACCGAAGTATCCTGCACGGGCTGTAGCCTCACCATGATAAACTTCTATATAACCAGTAGCATTAGCCGTTGATGTTGAATCAGGATCTGAAAGGCGAATCGTAGCGCTATTCCCCGTGGAGTTGTGGATGTGAAGCCTTTCAGATGGATCATCTGTTCCTATACCAACATTGCCTCCGGAGGTAAGCCTAAACTTCTCAGTTAAAGTTGAGTTTGTGGCCCCTCCTGTGAAGGTGGCTATAGCAAAAGCTCCTGCTGCTTGACTGCCATTTTCATTTATTGCCCTAAGCACAACACTTGGTCGAGAAGTCCCAGACCCTCCGAAAGTATTTAAGCCTGTCCCAGCGCCACTCCAAAGTTGGAATGCGATTTCCGCATAATCACCTGTGGTAGAACCTTTATTAAGTTTTAAATTATGAGTTAACCCTGTCGCAGTAGACTCTAGATCTAATAAATAACTTGGACTACTTGTCCCTATACCAACGTTACCGCTTAAATCTTGGACAAAAGAGCTTGGCAAAGTAGATGGGCCAATATTTAATTTACCATTAACGTCTTTCCATATTCTATGAGAAGTTGCGTGTGCGCTTGTTATAGACAGACCATCAGCATTTGTATTACCTTTCTGTCTAAGATGTAATGTCCCCGAACTGTTTACACCTACACCGCCATCTATTATAGCTTGACCGACTACTTCAAGCTTTTCTGCTGGACTAGTTGTCCCTATACCAACGTTGCCGTCAGCTCTTTGGATGGTCATCCTAACAGCTTCTGTGCCGCTAATGTCAGATATAAACTTTAGCTTATTGTCGGAACCATCAAAAGTTAATTGGAACCCATCAGTGTTAGTGGATTCAATAAATTTTATCATACCAGCATTTGCTGGATTTGCACTTGGATTCCTTAAAGTTAAAATAGGCGATGCCGCATCGTTAACCTCTAACTTTGTAGATGGACTATCTGTTCCTATACCAACACTGTTCCCGCTAACCACCAAAGCATTTGTTCCATACTCACCCATTGTGATCTTGTCGTATGTAGAGGTGGATTCCACTTCTACGATAGGAAGACCAGCGGCGTCGTTGACTGAGAAGACGGTTCCGGTAACTTCATCAGTCACCCCGAATAAACGTCCGTTCGAACCGTCTACACTGAAGTCTCCCCCAGCAATATTAAACTCCCCAGTCTTGGAGAATACTCCTCCTGAGAAATCCAAGAACAAGGCATCATCAGCATCAGACTGCTTAGTTCTATTGTCGTTATCACTAAGGTAAACTGCACCTTGGTTTGTCACGTTAATGTAAGAACCAAAAACTTGCGCTCCAACAGCACCACTTACAGTATTGTCAAAACCCCCGCCAATGAAACCATAATCAGAAGTAATTATTGAATTATCCTTACCCCCGCCAATTACAGCATAATCAGATCCTGAGATATCATTGTTCACCCCCCCGATACTACTAGAGTAGTCTGAGTCTAATACGTCTATGCCAGAACCAGCGCCAATAAAACTGAAGTTTCCACTGTTAGTGCCAGAGATGGTGTTTTCAGTTCCAGCTACTATAGCATCGTAGTCACCATGCACCTTATTCTTCGCACCCATAATAATGGCCGAAGCGAAAGAACCCACTTCGTTACTTTGAGAAGCCGAATCGTAAGGCTGCATGATAATTTTATCAGCTTCCAAGAAGAGAGCTGACTCCCCTTCTGCTGAATCACCCCTTATTTGTGAAAAAGCATTGTTCCTAAACGAAATACCACTTGGATGAAAAATATGGGTCGATCCTTTAAGAACAATATCACTACCGGTGTCACTAACTGTTAAATCACTACCTAAGGTAAGCGCACCACCAATATTCATCGCTCCGGTGGTGGACGCATCATTATCGCATACATCCTGCAGGTCTAAAGTGTACAAGTCTCCACTTACCCCTGTGATATAATTAAAATTATTTATTACGCTAGTATTTAAAGCGCCAACACTAGTTGTTAAGTTGGTAAGATTAGTTTGAGATCCGTACCTACCATCCAAATTCGCCGTCTGGTCTGTCGCCCCATCGACATTCAACGTTAAAACCCCATTGCCGGTATTAAAGCTAGCTCCATTAAGGTAGAAATTATCAGAACTGCCAGCTTGTGAAGGAGCTAAAGGTGTAAAACCTAAAGCTCCTGTTACGTCACCACTAGTAAGTTCATAAGTTGGATCACTAGCCCCATCGACATGAAAAGTGAAAGTGTTATTTGATTTGGATACTCCTGTTAAGTAGAAATTATCAGAACTTCCAGCTTCTGAAGAAGAAAGAGGTGTGAAACCTAAGGCTCCTGTCACATCGCCGCTAGATATCTCAGTTAAATAATTTGTATTGGGCTTCTCTGCATACTCAAATTTGAAAGGGCCAACTGTCCACTGATCACCCAGACCAATTGTACTGTATGGTTTTATTGTTAGGTATAGATCACTACCTGTGAACTGAGGTATATTCTCCTCATGCAAAAACACGCTTTGGTTTTTGTTTTGAAACAAGGTTTTTGTCGCAGCTAAATGATCCGCAGACAAAGGGTTACTGTTAAAATATGTAGACCCTGACGCCCAATATATATCAACATGATCAAAGTTGGTGTATTCTGGACTGTTTAAGAAATCAAAATCAATTTTTAATTGCCCAGAAGTTCCAGACAGCACTTGGGTAGAGGCAGACCCATTAGAAGAGGTGAACTTGTGTCCAGTGGCTGTGTCTGTGACAGTGACAGATGAAACTTTCGGCCTATTACCATAAAAATAAAACTCACTAGTAGTAGCATTGTCATCCCGGTCTTTGATCTCAGTTTTTATACCAAAATGTGGAGCATAAAAACCAAAGATATCTATGTTATTCTGCTCAGTAAAAGTAAAACTGGACTGCTTGTAACCAGATTGATAATTGGCGTAGGCTACTGTGCCATCTGGTTCTAATATACTTATATTTGACTCTGTAAGGAACGCACTTTTCAGAAAGTCTCTGGCGTCCGTTACCTCTTGACCATCCCTATCTTGAATCCGAAGGTTCAATGTTAAGTCTCTGTAATTATGAACACCACTTCCACTAGAAGTTTGAGTAACATCTGTAGTGTTCCCACTATATACAGAGTCAAACTCAAATATCCCGGTGTTTAATTCTGAAGAAGAAGGCGTATATGTATAAAAGTTATCCATGTTATGAGAATGTAATATTAGTTACAACTGGTCGGTCTAAAACTGAAAGGTTATCGTAAAGAAAAAACGATGTTATAGTGCTATAATCAGAATCGAAGAACTTGCTCGTGTTGTTTGTATTATCTCCTATAGTTTTAACATTTAAAGTAAACTTCCCGATAACTCCTATGTTATCGAATTTAACTGAGTTTGTGTTCTGTGTTATAGAAGATTCTGATACTGACCCGTTTGCATAATTTAATATAGCATTGTATCCATTATTGTTTGTCACTTGGTTCCAATCACCACTTATAAAGAAAGTGTTGGCGTTTGTCCCCAAACCTGTCGTCAAAGATAGATTTTGAGGAGAAGACAAAGTGTCATATGTCACATCACCCACTTGGGTTTGAACTTGGTAAGCGTAAGTGTTCTCTTTTGGCTCGAAAGAAATATTGTTTTCTATTAGTTCGTACTTCCCTGTGTCAAATTTTGAAGCTGACACTAGGTAGTCATTAGGGGTATCTTCTTTTATAGAATCTATTTTGTACAAAAAATCAGAAGCATCTTTGATCTCAAAGCGGTAGGGGCTTCCTAGTTTTATATGTTGCAGGTAATCAGGTAGATCCACCCCACTGACATAAGACCCTATCTCATTAGCTACATTCCCTACCAACCCTGTAACTTGAAGTGTTAAGATCTGAGGGTTAGAACCTATAGTAATGTCTGATACAGACACCCCGTTAGTAGAATTGTCCACACCAGAGAATATGTCTTTCCCACTTATATTACCAACACTCAAAGAAGGATTATAAAAATATAGCTTTGAATGTGAATTGTTATTTAATGTGAACAAAGAGTAGTTTCGTTCTACATCCGTGGAGCCATTCACTATCCTACTATAAAAATCATATTGATTCTTTGAAGCTGTAGTGGTTAAATCTGTCTCATGGGCCAACAGGGTTCCTGATGCAAATATCCACTTCCCCAAGGGGTCTGCACCATCTAGGTCATCTACATGATAATAGATCTTTTTATTTTCGGTCCCTGTATACACAGGGTAATCTACAAATATATACTCATCGTCATCTGCACTGTCACAAACACTTTGTGAGTAAGCACTTAAATAGCCAGAGAAGTTATAAAACCCAGTGTAATCACCTAGTCCGGGTATGGCACCATCCCCTGTTATAGAAAAAACGTCCTTTATTCTCTCCCCGTCATTGCTCGCCAAATTTGAAAGTTCTTGAGTTGTACTATCACCTGTTGGGATATAAACAGTCAATAAGCCTGTCTGGATAGAACTATCAATCGGGCTACTCAGCCTCAAGTACTCATTGCTTGAGTCCACACTGAGTACTTTTCCAAAGTTAGTTTTGTTACTTTTTAATTCATCCTCTACTATAATTAAATCTCCGGGTTGGCAAAGCAAAGCTTCTAACCCTGTATTAAATGCAACCTTTTGATTCTCCTTTACGGTCCTGTAGACAAGGTGCTGACCTATTCTCCTAGCCATAGCTTTAGAGGTAACGCCCAAGGCGTCTATTCTATTTTTGAAAACACCTCTGTTACGTATATCTTCAGCATCTTCTACTACCTCAATCTTTGGAACAAAATCCTCAAACCTGTCCAAGTAGCCAACCTCGACAGTGTTAAACTGCTGGTCCCTTCTTAGGTTTGCGTAGTTAAACAATCCGTCTTTTACATTTATATTATTGAATAACGCTATAGGCTCTTTCACCCTTTCGTCAGCGAAAGAAACTTCTGCACTTCTAAAAAAAGTTTTACCTCTAAACAGACTAGATATTGTTTGCACCGCATCATAAATTTTCTCATTATTATTGAATAATATATTGCAAGAAAACCTAGGCTCTAAGCCACCCCTACCGTCTGGTACACCAACAAAATTTCCATTGTCATCCACAGCATCGCAAAACCTACCTATCTTATACAATTCCCACTTGTTCACTTCGTCCTCTGAAATATGCTGACCAAACCCATACCTAGGGTTTGTTAAAAGGTCAAAGACTATCCAAGCTGGGTTGTCGGTCCACCCCTCTACAAAAGTTCCATTCCAATCACCATCATAAACCAACTTATCATTTTGACTCAAACTGTCTAATTCAGTCTTTTTATCGTGGTACCTCTTATCTGTTTTTAAAGAGTCGTCTCTTGTCGGGTGGTAATTGCTGGGGATCAATACCCTTTTCAACCTAGCATCAAACCTTCTTTCCGGTATGCTAGAAAACTGTCTTGAGTCCAACTTAGTGCCTATTATAGCGGAGTAAGGGTAGCGCAAATTACATTTTAATATTTCCGTCACCTTATAAAGGGAAACATCTTTGCTTATTAATATGGAAAATGTTTCAGTAGATAACTTGGTTACTCTTATGTATCTTTTCTCAGACACGCTTTCTATACTGTCTGTCGTGTTAACCTGCTTTACAGGTGGAAGTTTAAATGGTTCTGAGACTGGGTTCTCTACACTACCCCCGTCAACTAATTGCAAATACTCAAAGTCTGAATATTGGCCTGTTGAGTGAGCGTTCCCAATGTCTATCAAGGTGGTTCCTTCTATGACAGCAGCCATTCTGTACCTTCTAGTCTCTTTAGGTACTTCTGTGCCATCTGTTTTTATTATCCCTACCTCAATCTCAAAATTTACAACTGCTGGTATTTTATCTCCAGCTTTTATAGCTTTATCACTTTCAGGATTTCTATCTCTTTCGTTAGTGTCAAATAGAGCATCAACCTGCAATGTTATAAAAACCTCTTCTACGTTAGGGTTGTATATCACATGAGTAACAGAAACTGCTTCTTCGTCTAAGTTATTGGCTGAATTAGTTGAATTCCAATCTGTAAAACTTCTATTTGCAGTGCCTTTTCCATCCCTTAGGTTGTCATTGCTACCTTCTGAGTCTGGCAGTAGATCACCGTCAGTATCAGAAGTATAAAACATAAAATCTGCATCATCTTTTTTTAAATCCTCTGGTTTATCTCCAGACTGAACCCTTAACCTTTGCACCTCCCCATTGAGTCGATAAGGGCCATAAAGCCTTTCGTTTATATTTTTATCAATAAAAACTTCGTTAAAATAACGAAATGGTAATTGTGATGATTCACCAAGCCTCTCTTCAACTAAAACGTTAGAATAGTTGTACTTTACAGTAGAGTTCTGGTCAAGAATGTCAGTTGGGTTTTCAAAAAGTTTAAAACCGTTTAAGTTTTTAAAGAAATCCATTACAGATTCGCCGACTTGAATAGCTTTATTCTTGTAAGATTTTACTACATCGTCAGATTCAGTGTCATCTGTTAATACAACGTAAATTCCTTTAACACTTCCATTGGTCACACCACTAGGGTCTAAAACAGGGATAAGTAAGTTGACTACTCTATTGCTTGTAGCTAGTGGACTCTCTGAAGTTGTAGAACTTACAGGTTGAATTGAAACGCTGGATGGGGTAATCGTCCTGCTGCTTTGAATTGAGAAGTCGTCTGAAAACAGGACTATAGCCCCACCTTTGTCGTAACTTCTTAATTTGCCAAAAATCTTTTTAAGGAAATAAAGTTCCCTACTAGATTCTGAAACTTGCGACTGCCAATTCTGGCCAAAGTTGATCCTCATAGCCCTATCTATGGAAACTCTCATCGGGTGACCCTCTGGGTAGTTTGTTGTATCATCCCAGATGTCCAACAAATCTGATAACAGCTTTCTACTATTTGTATCTGCAAAGGTCTTTAAAGCTTGGCTTCTCGCATTTTGAACTTCACCCACACTTGAAAAACCAGTTTCGCCAAACTGAACAACCCTATGGTTAACAACCCCACCTTCTTTTTCAGACCTGATAGGTCTAGAGGCGAAAACCAATGCTATATCATTGTTGACATCAGAAGATACATGTATTTGTAAATATCCATTCGTTACCAATCCACCTTTGCCTGTTATTGCAGAAGTGAATTGAGATGTGGCTAAGTACCTGAAAGTACTCAAGCCTTGGACAACATTATACAACCTCTGCACAGGCTTTTTATTACTGTAATCAGATGCGTGATGAATAAATACACCCTTCCCCCCTCTTTCATTCTCTATAGTGTTAAAGAAAGATTTGCTAGCTAGCGCTGCAGTTGTATCAAATATTTCAGATCCACCACTTGATATTTTTTTGAAATCGGAATCAATGTCTGCATCCAGCACCTTAGAATTATTGGAAACCTGAATTGGTGTTCCGTTTAAGTAGACACCTTGTGACAAGTTCTGGGGGTCAAGCAGCGAGCCTTCTTTGTTCACCAAGCCCTCAATAGGCCCGTCTGATATAAGATCTAGGTTCTCCACATAACTGAAAGAAGAAGCAAATTGGAAGTCCCCAATAGCAGGTGGCCTTAAAGTCGCTGGTTTAACTTTGGGTTTACTACCGAACAAACCACCTCTTAGATTTATTTTTTTTTCTAGATGTTTCATTACGCAGTGTCTACCTTGTTAGATTTTACTTCAGCCTCAGGCGAATCAATGATAGTTAATTGATTGGATGTCATAACCTTGGACGACTCTATAGATTGTGGGAAAGATTTGACAGAGCTTTGCACTATCTGGGAGCCTACCTTCAACCTGCCGTAACCTATAGGTATTGGGCTACCTTGACTCGCTATGTTTGCATTCCCTCCTTGAAAAAGCAAGGAACCTTTGGTGCTTCCCACTGTCGCTTCTCCGCCATCTAATGTTCCGGGGTCCATCAAAGCGTAACTTATGACCACTTGGGCCACCGCAACAAGTATAGCTTCTAAAATTGTCAACCCAGAGCCCACTATCACAGGGATTAAATCTATCTGCTTAGGGTTCTTGCTATTCAAGAATGACTCCTTATTCATCCTTTTTCGGTCTACTAGAATATCGTAAATAAAACCCTCCTTCTGCAGATCCACTACTCTTCTCCTGAACCCAGAACGATTGCAATCTATAGCTTTTATGACATCTCTCGGCTTGGAGATCTCCATATTGAAGATTTCCCCATACTCTTTAGCCAGTATGCCATGTAGTTTAATTTTGGTCATTGCAATCCTTTACCCTGTTAAGTATACTTACATCTAAATCCATGTTTTTAGGCTTATAAATATGAATTTTTTTAGTTTCCAAGCTATAAATTAAAAAGGGGTCGCAACAACTCTCTGCCATTTTTATGTCAAACTTAGAAGGTTGCTCGCTCCCCTCTATGTGGCTATGGTAAACAGCCACCATTTCACACTTATCTTTGAACAATAGGTAGTCGATAGGATCTATCATAAAGTACTTGGAAGGATCTTCTGATATGTTGTCTTGTTGACTAACGACATACTTGTCTGAAGACCTATCGTAACCCAAAAAACCGCAAATCTCTATATATTCGTTAGATTCGCATATTTTCTTTATGGTTTTTAAAGCTTGTTCTTCATTCATTGTTGGGAAGGTCTTGGGTTGTAGTCATACCCATCTGTCCCCGGAAACCCTCCGAAAGGCAAAAAGAAGTACTCCTGTGTGCTTTCTACAAAATCTGTAGTTTCATTAATATAGCTAACTGTCTCGAAATTATCAGATCTCAAATCTCCATAACCAGTAAGATGCAGGTTGTGAGAAGAGCTGTCTAAAAGTCCGGTTTCTGAACCTAAAGCTCCTGTATTCATATCATACCAAGCTACTAAACCACCTGCACCAGCTTCCCCAGTTAGTGTAGCTAATTCCCCAGTACACTGAGAATACTCCAGAGGCATAAACACATCCTTAAATGGAGCATCCCTAGACACATTTGTCTTTCTTAGTTTTGTCAGCTCATCAGTTGTTAAAGCCCGGTCCCAAACACAAACTTGAGCGATATCACCCATAAAGGACACATTGTGGCGAGGCGCTGTCCCAATTTGTTGAAGCTCGAACAAAGAAAAGAAATCTGGCGTATTGTCAGATGTGCTTACAACACCTTGGGCTTTTTGTTTTACAGTGTCATTCCAAGAGTGAATCAACTGCTCTTTGTTCCAAACAATGGAAGCAAAACCAAAGACGTTTTCTTTTCGAGTTTCTTCTCCAAAAGATTCACTCAAAACGTTCTTTACACCCTTTTGGTAGTAGTATAAAGGTGAAGTCTTTTTTGTTGTGTTCTGGACCCTATTGATTTGACCATCGTGACTAGAAGAGAATATGGTCTTTATTGAGTCCTGCGATTTTGTATTTCTTAACCAAAAGGTTATGCTAAAGGCTTTTGCGTTTGAGTTTTGGAAGGTCAAGACTGAATTAGCACTAGTGAATAAACTAGCTGCACTAGCAAACTGAATACCGACAGGGCTTGACTCTGACCTCTCTTTAAATGAAACATATTTCAAATTTTGTGATGCCGCACCGATAAACTTTTGGTAAGTTTTTGTCTCACTAAACCTTCTTTTACAAGACTGTATGCTTTTACTGCAATTATCCTGTTGCCAATAACTAGGATTCCCCTCTGGGAACTGTGGGTTTGTTGAGCTATGAGCTTGAACACACACATACCAAGTCCTAAAGTAGATTGGCAGTCCGTTCTTGTCCCTATCTATTGTTAATTTTTTGTTTTCAATATAACAGGCTGTAAGCTTATTATCATCACCATTACGTGCCACAAAATACTGATTGTTTGCGTTGTATTCAAAACGAGAGGTGTTGAAATCGTCTTGCAGATCAACAGGCACAATGTTGCCATTTGGGTCTTTGAAAGGTTCCGCAGTTGCTGTTTCTATAGGCTTGCCTTGGTATCCGCAGCCTAACCCCCTATACTGCCAATAGCAATACTTGGCGTTTACAGTCCTTTGGTTTACATCAAAATTGTCTAGATCTGTTGGTAAATTTAACTCAAACTCCACATAATTGAAGTTCTCTAGCACCTTTTGCCCTATTAAATACTTCTCTTCTGTAATCTCTGCGTTTCCATCTGCAACACCGAAAGGATTGCCGCCATCAAAATTGGCATCATCCAAATGTTTTACGAAGACCTTCTTTCTGTATATTACGGCGTTTTTGAGGTCTGAATACTGTTGCAACAATACAGTAATTATCTTATCTGTATTAGCTATTCTCATCTTAGGTCTAGGCAAAGTACCATCCCCAAATATGCCAAAACCTTCTGTGTCTACGGACAAAGGCATGTATTGCAACCCATTCCAGACTACAGGATTCTTGAATACAGAACCCGGATGGAAAGTATAAAACTTACTAGGTTCGTTTTTAAAATCAGGGTATAACAAAAAAAGCTCTAGAACCGCTGTGGGTTGTAGATCCAATAAACTTTTTGCTGCCTTATTCCTTCCTTCTGACGCCATGCTTTAATTTACACTTATTCTTACACTATAATAAAAATAAATACGGATTACTCTAAAAAATCGTTGACAAATAGGTGATTGTTATGATTATTATAATAAATAATGCAAACAAGTTTCAAAGTCATAGGAACAAGCTCTTTAAGCAGCAGGCTGCAAGAAAAGATAGCAAAATGCGAGGATTTCAAATTTACATCAAGTACCCCATCAGTACAAGCTCTAGATATTAATGGGGAAATATACCTATTAGACACCAAATCTGTACATTTTACAGGTAATAAAGCTCTAGTACATGGATTGATTTCAGATGACAAATCATTCGTAGCCAAAGTAACACTAGAATTTAAACAATAAGATGAACCAAGAACTAGTAAGATACAGGGTTTATGACAAGAAAGGTCATTACCACCACTCATATATTTTAGAAGATGATGCTATTACCTGTGCTAAGCACGTAATGGGGTCCGTTAAAATCATAGAAAGCGATTCAGAAAAAGAAGTTTTCGTTGTAAGTAAGAAAAAGAAATGATCTCTATAATAAAAGCATTGACCCAAAGCCTTAAACTTTACCTTGAGTTGAGGAATAGGTTGGCGTTTTTTGAGATAAAGAACAACCATAGAAGGATAAAAAATGAACTCATTAATGAAATTGAAGAACTACGGGCTGCTGGTGATAGCAACTCCTCTGATAGGGCTGACCTCTTGCGGAAGCGGCTCAAGTCCGAAAACGACGACTTTGAACATATATCAACCGTCTTCATTAAAGCTCAAGGCGGGGACTCCAGTTCAGACTCAGGAGGGGATATACACTCCTCCAACTGATGAAATTTGGCACTCTGATGCCCGATATAGAAAACTAGAAAGAGAACTTTTCGATTGAATAAAAACGGCATCCATTACGGGTGCCGTTTTTTATTACTTAAAAACAATATAATAGGGATTGCGCTAAAAAGAACGAAATTAATTTCTGGAATTGCAGTCCCCGTAGTTCCATTGAACTTTAAGATAGATGGGTTTTGGGAGAAGGATACTCCATTTAGGTAGATATCGCTCCCTTGTACCGCAAATTGATCTAATGAATTTAGAGTGAGTTTGGCATTTGGAGACAAATTAACGATAGATCTTTCGATTTGACTATTGATTGAGTCCCCAGTCCCTCGTAGTGTTAAGCTGCTAGTTGAATCTACATTTATTTCTAGCCCAATTGCGGAAAACATAGCGTCCATGTCAGAACCTTCAAAGATGTTCAAAGTAGAAACAACATCGTCATCATCATTAACCCCTGTAAAACCATTATTATTTTGGAAGGTCAAAGAGGTGGATTTTAACGTTACTGAAAACCCATCACCTATTTCGATATTTGAATAAGAGGGGCTATCTTCAAGTATTAAGGCATCGGTTATAGTCAATATGTTAGTGATAGCAGAATCCCTATCTAATTCCAGAGAATCTGATTGGGAAAAGTCCCAGTTTGGGGCATCATAAAAGTCATAAATTTCTTCTTCATCTGCATCCCAAGTGATAACCATATCTAATTTCTTATCTTCACTTTCAGCTATATCTACGACTTCCTCATTGCTGATCTGGATAGGTCTTTGGATATTGATTACAGGGTTGATATTAGGGTTTTCTGTAGGGTTTACTAGGAATACATTCCCTTCTACAGAGGTAATAACAGCGGATTCAGCTACAGAAATAATTGAGAGTAAAGTTATGAGTGTGCGCTTCATTTCTTCTTTTTCAGTATAAAGTTTTTAAGTTTAGTTAGATTCCCCGTCAACTTACCTAACAACCTGCCCAGTTTACTATCTTCAGGTACAATATAAGAAAGCGTCCCCAATAAACCCAAGATAGAAATAATAAACTCAGGCATTGACCCCATGTAAGGAGCAAGTATTTTTTCAAATAAATCTTCCATAATAACTATTTTCTTATCATGTTAGGGAGTTTAATCACATCAGGGACTTGAGTGACTTGATCATCTTCTTCTAGTTCGAATGTCTCTTCTGAATTCTCAATATCTGTTTTTTCCTCTTCGCCCTCTTCAGACTGTTCTTCTTCAGGCTCACCCTCTTCAGATTCTTCCTCCACTTCTTCTTGCTCTTCCTCTTCCCCTTCTTCTTCTTCTTCCTCTTCTTCCTCTTCTTCCTCTTCAGATTCCTCTTCTTCCTCTTCTTCCTCTTCAGATTCCTCTTCTTCTTCGGACTTCTCTTCTTTTTCTCCTTCTTCTTCGGACTCTTCTTCCGACCCCTCTTCTTCTTGCTCTTCTCCAGACTCCTCTTCGGATTCTTCTGTTTCTTCTGTTTCTCCTTCAGTTTCTACAGAATCCTCTTCTTTAACAGCTTCTTCTTCGCCTTCTTCATTATTTTCTTCTGTAGGCTCACCCTCGTCTCCTTCGGCCTCGTCAGACGCTTCGCCTTCCCCCTCTTCACCAACAGACCCTTCATCTTCTCCTTCTTCCCCCTTTTCGTAACCTTCTTCAGATGTACCAATGACATCTCCATAACCTTTTTCGGCATATTCTACAATCGCCTCGGTAACGCCACCAAAAGGCTGAAACCCAATTGTTGTCTCAGTAAAATCATTTAAATTAGAGAAAACTTTATGTTCTTGCTCTGCTACAACAGCTATTTCAGTACCTTTTTCTTTTGTTGTTTTAGCTTGGAAGTAAGCTCCACTACCTATGGACATAGTTCCAGCAACCCCAATTGTTCCTACTTTTTGAACCGTCTCTTGTACAAAAGCACTTAACCCGGTGGCAGCACTAGCGGTTTGGGTTGTTGCTCCAGCAGCAGCTGCAGCAACCGTGCCTTTTGCGGCTTTGTCTAGGATATCTTTATTCTTCTCAGCTATTTC